GGCCGGCGGGATCGCGCCTCTGGCAGATGTTCTGTCGGGCGATGATGTGGTCCTTCTGGGCGTTGCTATATCGGCCACCAACTTGCAATTCGCGCCGATCATCTCTGGCGTGACGCTGTAAGGATTGCGCCAAGTGACCTGCTGCGCCCCCAAATACACGTCACGGCAGTTGCGTGAGGTCGTGACCTTTGAGCGGGCCACGCGCGTCAGCGATGGCGCGGGCGGGTTTTCCGAAACGTGGGCCACCATTTCGGGTGCGCCCACGCGGGCAATGGTGCGGCCCCTAAGCGGGCGCGAACGCTGGGCGTCCGAGCGCACCGAAGCCACGTCAAACTATCGGGTGGTCGTGCGCTACACGTCCGACCTTACCGAGCGCGACCGCGTTTTGATCCGGGGCATTGCCGGAAATATCGTGTTCATCGCAAACGTGGACATGGCCGACGAATGGCTTGAGATCGACGTAAACCTCGGGGTGGCGACATGACTGTGACCATGCGCCTTGAAGGTGCGGAACGTCTGGAACGCGCGCTGCGCGATCTGAACGAAGAAGCGCAGGAGGAAGTGGATCGCGCCATCACAGCGACCGGGCTTTCCTTGCGCGGCGAGATCGTCAAGAAATACCAGCGCGGCCCAGCTACGGGCGAGGTTTACGAGAAATTCAATCCCCGCCGCACTCACCAAGCATCCGCACCCGGCGAAGCGCCCGCAACTGACACCGGTCGGCTGGCGAATTCCGTTGTGTTTGACAACCTGCCTGCGGAACCGCTGGCGGTCGAGGTTGTGACCGATGTGCAATATGGCCCGTGGCTTGAATTCGGAACCCGTCACATTGCGCCGCGCCCGAATTGGGTGCCGTCCATCCAAGAGGAAACGCCGAAATATCGGCGCAGGCTTGAGGCCGCATTAAGAAGGGCCATGCGATGAACGGCGAAAACCTGCAACGCGCGATCTATAGCAAGCTGACAGCCGATGCCGCCCTGATGGGTTTGATCGACGGCATTTATGCTGACGTGACCCAGCCACTTGACGCGGGATCCGATGCGCTGTTCCCTTATGTCACCATCGGCAGCGACAACTTAGCGTCGTGGGATAGCAAGACGTTTCTTGGCACCGAGGCGCTTTGCCAGATCGACATCTGGTCTCGGTCCAACAATTTCCTTGAGGCAAAGGCGATTGGATCGGCCATTACCAATGCGCTGCATCAGCAACCGCTGACCATTTCCGACGCCAGCCATGTCATCACAACACAGACAACGGCGGTGTATTCCAAAGACCCGGACGGACACACCAAGCGGGGGATGCTTATGTTTCGAGTGGTGTTTACCCGCACCTAGCTTGGTCTTTGCAAAAGTGGCGTTTTGGATTAGGATGCAAACAGCTTTGACATAAGGAGCCTGCGCTATGGCTGACACTGGCCGCGACCTTTTGATCCTGAAGAACAGCGTTGCCATTGCGGGCGCTCAGGAAAACGGGATCACCATCGACAACTCGCCCGTGGACGTGACCACGATTGCAAGCAACGGATACCGCACCCTCGCAAGTTTCGCAGGTATGCGGGCGCTGGACATTTCCATTTCCGGCATCTGGACCGACAAAGTTGTCCGCGATCAAGCGCTGGGAACGAGCCTGCTTCTGACCGACATCACCATCGACTTTGCAGACGGCGGGTCGCTGTCGGGCGATTTCTACCTCGCCAATTACGAGGAAAACGGCGCGCACGATGGCGCTGTGACCTTTACGGCTTCGCTGCAATCGTCGGGGGCGTGGAGCTATTCCACCGCACCATAACCCATGAAGCACATCGAACTTGAGTGGCAGGGCGAAAAATTCACGATCAGTGAAAACGAAGCCTTTGAGCTTGGTGAGCGTCTTGAAGACATCGTGACGCTTGCCGAGTTGGCCGAAATGGCGTCCAAGCCGAAGTTTCGCAAGCTGGCGCGGTGCTATGCCGAAATGTTGCGGTTTGCCGGGGCGCGCGTCACGCCCGAGCAAGTCCACAAGCAAATGATGGCCGAGATCAAGAAGCTGGACGGCGAACAAAAGACCATGATGGTTGCCGAGGCCATCAGCGTCTTGATCGAAATCCTGATGGACGGCGCGCCGATGGACGGGGAGCCTGACCAGGAAAAAAAGGGGAGCCATTCGTCAAAAGCTGCTACCTGATCGCAGTTAAGAAGCTAGGCATAGCCCCTTCTGAGTTTTGGCGAATGAGGCCCCGGCATTTCTGGTGGTTGCTTGAGGGCGAAAAGCCCAAGTCGAAAAAGATCAGCGCGCAGACCGCCAGGCGTCTGAGAAAGTGGATGGACCGACACAATGCTGCCAAGCCTCAAGGTTAAGATCGGTGCAGACACAAGCGAACTCGACCGCAAGCTAGGCGATACACAGGCGCGGCTTCGTCGGTTTGCACGGATGGCGGCTGCGGCCACGGTCGCAGTTGCAACGGCTACGGCGGCACTATTCCAACGCACAAGTCAGGCGATTGATGCGCAGGCCAAACTTGCGCAGTCTCTCGGCACCACGGTTCGATCCATCCAAGTGCTTGAACGCGCCGGGGAACTGGCTGGCGTCAGCATGTCCGGCATTGAGCAAGCCACCAAAGACCTGACGCGCAGGCTGTCACAAGCGGCGGCAGGAACCGGTCCTGCGGCAGACGCATTGGGCAGGCTCAACCTTTCGGCTGGCGAGTTGATGGCGATGCCGCTGGATGAGCGGGTTGAAGCAATTAACAGCGCGATCCGCGATTTTATCCCAGCGGCAGAGCAAGCGGCGGTAGCGGGGCAGTTGTTTGGCGAGGAAGGCTCCATCGCCATGTCACGGCTGGACAGCGAAACCATCCGCCAAGCAACCCGCGACGTTGAGGATTTCGGTGTCGCTCTGTCCGAGGCGCAGGCCAACAGCATCGAAGCGGCCAATGACGCGCTGTCGCGGATCGGCTTGGTGTTTCGCGGCGTGGCAAACCAGATCACGGCGGCGCTGGCCCCGGCGGTTGAAACGCTGGCAAACGCATTCACCAATGCTTTGCGGATCGGCCAGCCTTTGCGCGAATTCCTTGAAGGTCTTTTGGGCCGCATTGCATCCATCGGCGCTGTGATCGTCACGGGCGTTGCCGGGTGGGGCGCATATGCCCTTGCCATTCGCGGCGCTGCGGCGGCGGTCGCGCTGTTTAATGGCGCGCTGGTCATTACGCGGGCGGCGTTGATCCGAACGGGCATCGGCGTTGCTGTCGTGGCGGCTGGCGAGTTGGTCTATCAGTTTTCGCGGCTGGTCTCTGCCACTGGCAGCTTTGGCAACGCAATGGCTGCGGTTGGGGCTGTCACGCGCGAAGTGATTGGGCGCATGGCTCAAGGGTTCCAAGGCGTTTTGAATATTGCTGTTGCCGCCGCACAAGGCATCGCCGCGCGCTTTGTGCAAGCCGCAGCCACCATCACGGGGCCGTATCAGGCGCTGTTCAATTTCCTTGCGGACGGCTTCAACAGGCTGGCTGGGTTTACCGGGATCAACGTTGAGGCCCCAACCGCGACCATCTCGGACGATCTGCAAGGGATTGCGGACGATTTAGAGGGCCGCGCGACCAACGCGGCCAACCGCGCTGGCGAGGCGTTCCGCAACATGGTCGCGCCTTTGGAAAGCCTGCAAAACCTGCGCGAGACAATCGCGGAAGCCGACACGGCAATGCAGGGCATTGGCGAAACCACGCAAACCGTGACGGACAGCATGGTAGCGGGTCTGAACAACGCAGGAGGTGCAGCGCAGAACCTTGAAACCGTTCTGACTGCCGCCCAAGAACGCGGCAGGGCGGCGGCGGAAATGATTGGTTCCAAGATGGAAGATGCCATGATGAGCATGATCGACGGCACCAAATCGGCGGGCGAGGCGTTCCGCGATATGGCCCGGTCAATCATCGCGGAACTCTATCGCATCTTCGTGGTCAAGCGGATCACCGGCTTTATCACGCGGGCGATTGAGGGGGCATTTGGCGTCCCATCAAGGCCCGCAACTGTTCCTTTGCCATCTGGCGATGGTGGTGGTTTTACCGGGCGCGGGTCTCGCTTTGGCGGGATCGACGGGCGTGGTGGCTTCCCAGCCATCCTGCACCCAAACGAAACCGTGATCGACCATACGCGCGGCCAGACGATGGGCGGCGGGTCCGTTGTGGTCAATCAGGAAATCAACATTACAACCGGGGTGCAGCAAACCGTGCGCGCCGAAATCAAGCAACTCATGCCGCAGATCGCGGAAAGCGCCAAGGCTGCGGTTGTCGATGCCAAGCGGCGCGGCGGCGCATACGGGAGGTCGTTTGCCTGATGGCGATTGCGTATCCATTGAACCTGCCCACCATCACCAGCATTCGATCCATCGAATTGCGCACGATGAATGCGGTTGCCTATTCGCAATCGCCCTTCACCTTTGCTGGTCAGGTCCATGCCTATTCAGGGCAAATGTGGCAGGCCGACATAACGCTGCCCGCGATGAATTCCGATCAGGCCGAGCAATGGCTGGCGTTCTTGCTGTCCTTGCGCGGTCAGTTCGGCACGTTTCTTCTGGGCGATCCAGCCCGGACCACGCTGCGGGGCGATGCAACTTCTTGCACTGTGACCGGATCGGCAGGCGACAACACTGTCAGCGCCACGGTTCCGTTAGGTGAAACTCTGTTGGCTGGCGATTACATTCAACTTGGAGCTGCGGCAGACGCAACGCTGCACAAGGTTCTGGTTGATTACACTGGCACCGGGTCGGCGGCTGATCTGGAAATCTGGCCTGGGCTGCGCAAGGATCGCGCTGCCGTGTCGGCCACGTTGTCAAACGCAAAGGGCAACTTCCGCTTGTCTAGCAACGAGCAATCTTGGACAATCAACGAGGTTGCCCTCTACGGCATCACGTTTGGCGCGATGGAGGCTATCTGATGTCTCGCACAGTTCCCGCAGCATTGCTTACAGCATTGGCGCAGCCCGAGGTGCAGCCGTTCTATGCGGTTGAGATGCTGTTTGACAGCGGCGCAGTTCGCATCTGGACAGGGTATGGCGACCGCACGATTGATGGCAGCACCTACACTGGCGCAGGCACACTGCTGAATATTGAAGGCTTGGGCGAGGTGTCTGACCTGTCTGCCAAGTCAATCACAGTGTCACTCAGCGGCGTTGCAGCATCACTGGTATCACTCGCCCTGCAAGAGCCTTACCAGCGCCGCAAGTGTCGCGTGCTGTTTGGCGCGGTTGATGTGAGCGAGTTTGTTGAGGTGTTCAGCGGTCAGTTGAACATAATGCAGATTGAGGATAGCGGCGAGGCAAGCACGATCTCGGTTCTGGTTGACAGCAAGTTGGTTGAGTTGGAACGCGCAAGCAATCGCCGCTATACAAGTGAAAGCCAGAAAGCACGTTTTCCGAATGATACGTTCTTCGATTATGTGAGTGCTATACAGGACGCGGAGATCGTATGGGGTCGCAAAAGCAGCTAACGCAGTATTTGCGCGAGGTCAGAGATAAACCTTTTCGCTGGGGTGATCATGATTGTCTCATTTTCAGCAATGCTGCGTTTAAGGCATATCATGGCTATGGATACGCCGAGGATTGGCTTGGGCGTTATATGAAGGATGGCGAACCAATGCTGCCATCTCGATTGCGTGTTGAATATGGCGTGATTAATTTTGATGAATTGATTGAGGAGCGGCTTGAGCCAATCAGTTATGTGCCACCAAAAGGCGCAGTTTGCGCAACCAAGAAGGCTGATCGATGGCATATAGGCTATGGCCTTGGCATATCAATCGGAACAAAGGCGGCGTTTCTTTCGCAGCGTGGTGTGGTATATTTCCCGCTAGATGATATTACCAAGGCCTGGGTTGCAAGATGATTAAGCAGCCATTTAATGTTTTGCGGCACAGAGATTGGGATTTTGCCCCACGCGGCCCAGCCGTTGGCACTGCGATCTTTAGCTCACTTGGCTTGTCAACAACTGCTGGCATTACCATTGCAGGCACGACAATCACCTACGCGGCCATTGCTGGAAGTGTTGTTACATCACTTGTCACATCATGGGCGTTGAAGGCACTCGCACCTAAGCCACCAGAACTATCGTCATTTGGTGGTGACACATCTTCAAGCGGCACATTGGTCAATCAGAAAGACCCGCTTTCTCCGCATGATTTTGTTTATGGGCAGACCCGCAAGGGCGGCGCGATTACTTATTATGAAACCACTGGCGCTGATAACAAGTTTCTGCATCAGATCATTGCCTTGGCTGGGCATGAGTTGGATGAGATTGGCGACATCTACCTGAATGATGAAGTAGTCACGCTTGATGGCAACGGCTTTGTCACCACTGCGCCGTTCAACGGCAAGATCAGGATCAACAAGCACCTTGGCGCAGCAAACCAGACAGTTGACGCTGACCTACTTGCGGAAAGCAATCAGATCACATCTGCGTTTCGTGGTCAGGGTATCGCTTATCTATATGTGCGCTATGAGTATGACCAAGATGCCTTCCCAAATGGCCTGCCACTTGTCACAGCGGTGGTGAAGGGCAAAAAGGTATATGATCCCCGCACATCATCAACAGCCTATAGCAACAACGCTGCGCTGTGCGTGCGCGACTTCCTGACATCGGATTATGGCCTGTCTGATGATCAGATTGACGATACTGTGTTTTCTGCGGCGGCAAACATCTGTGAGGAGAATGTGAGCCTTTCCGCTGGAGGCACAGAGCAGAAATACACGATCAACGGCATCACGCGCGCTGACATAAATTATGGCGATGTGCTTGGCGATATGATGACAGCCTGTGCTGGATCGCTATTCTGGGGTGCAGGCAAGTGGAAGCTAACAGTTGGCGATTACACTCCACCGACCAAGACGCTGACCTTGGATGATCTGCGCGGGCCAATCAACCTATCGACCCGTGTGAACTTGCGTGATCAGTTCAACATCGTCAAAGGCACGTTTAACGATGCGTCTGAGCGGTGGATTGTGACTGACTACCCACAGGTGAAGGGCAGCACATTCGTCACAGAGGATGGCGGGCAAGAGACTGCACTTGATTTGCGTCTGCCTTACACAACAAGCAGCGCCACTGCACAGCGCCTTGCCAAGCTGACGCTATATCGTGGTCGTGAACAGATGACATTCACGGCTGACTTTGGCCTGAACGCGTTTGACGTTGAGGTAGGCGAGATTATCGCTCTAACCAATCCGCGCTATGGCTGGACTGAGAAAGAGTTTGAGGTGGTTGGCTGGGCCTTCGGCGCGGGAGAAGCAGGCGATCTGCGCGTGACGCTGAAACTGCGCGAGACCAGCGAAAGCGCGTTTGATTGGAATGCCGAAGAACTCGCCATCACGCAAAACAACACCAACCTGCCGTCGCCGTTTGCTTCGGTTGCTCCGGGCCTTTCGCTGGACACGGAATTGCGCGTGGCAAACCAGCAAGTGGTCGGCGTGTTGCTGATGAGCGTATCGTCAAGCAGCCCATTCGCAGATCGCTTTGAGGTTCAATACAAGCGCAGCACTGACACCGAATGGATCATGGCGGGCCAAGCGGCGGGAAACCTGTTTGAAGCGGTCGGCGTTTCGGATGGCTTCTTTGACGTGCGGGCGCGATCTATCAGCGTATTGGGGGTGCGGTCTCCGTTCACGACGATCACCAATTTCTATGCCACGCTTTTTGAGACGCCGCCAGAAACCGTCACCAACTTTGCGGCCAACGTGGTCGGCAACACGCTGCATCTGACGTGGACGCCTGTAAGCGATCTGGACCTGTCGCACTATAAGGTCCGGTATTCGCCGCTGACGACAGGCGCGTCCTATCAGAACGCCATTGACGTTGTTGAAAAGATTAGCCGCCCTGCCAATAGCCTCTCTTTGCCTGCGAAGTCTGGCACATACTTCATCAAGGCCGTGGACAAGCTGGGCATCCCGTCCGAGGCGGCAACCAGCATCGTGGTGCTGACCAACACGGCGGAACTTGAGGCGCTGAATGTTGTTGAGACGCTGACGGAAGACCCTGCCTTTAATGGCGCGAAGTCTATGGTCATTCGCCTTGAGGATGACGAAGGGGCCTATCTTGCGCTGACCACCACAACGCTATTCGATGATCCGGTTGGCAACTTCGATGACCAGCTTGGCTTGTTTGACGGCGGCGGCACTGGCGGGGTGGTATCGCCTTCTGGCACTTATCAGTTTTCCGACATTGTGGATCTTGGGGAGAAATACACTAGCCGAGTGCAAGCCGACATTGATGTGTCGTTCCTGAATTACGCCAACAGCTTTGATGCGGCAGAGGGGCTTTTTGACGCGCGCGAAGGCAACTTCGATGGCGATGAAAGCCAGTTTGACACAACCACAGTGAAAATGCAGGTCAGCTTGACGGACGACGACCCGACCGGATCGCCCACTTGGTCCGAGTGGCAGGATTTCTTTGTTGGCGATTACGCAGCGCGGGCATTGCGTTTCCGGGCGGTTCTGGCGACAAACGACGCCAAAACATCGCCTGCGGTTCGCGGCTTGAGCGTCGATGTGGATATGCCGGATCGCGTTGAGGCGCAGGACGACATCACCTACACCGGGTCGCAAGTGGTGACGTTCCCGTCTGCGTTTAAGGTGACGCCTGCCATTGGCATTGCAGCATCATTGGCAGATGGTGACAGGTATGTTATTTCTGGGAAAAGCAGGTCTGGCTTTACCATCACCACTTTCACGGGCGGATCGGTAAGCGCGAACCCGGTGACGTTTGATTATGTCGCCAAAGGATATGGCAAGGAATTGACCGCATGAGCCAGAACGACTTTAACCTAGCCAACCAATCTTTCCCGGATATGCGTTCGGACATGAACAGCGCGTTTCAGGCGCTGGCGTCCAACTCATCTGGGGCAACGGCACCATCCACGACCTACGCCTACCAGTGGTGGTATGACACGGCCAATGACATCTTGAAGATGCGCAACGGCGATAATGACGCATGGATCAACATTGCGTCTTTCGACCAGGCAACAGACACGTGGTCGCCCTATGTCGGGGCGACGGCCCTGACGGCGACGGGCGCTGAGTTGAACCAGCTCGATGGCAATGTGTTTACGGCGGGCGCGTCTATTGCTGGTGATTTTGTCCCTGATGCCGACAGCACCCGCGATCTGGGTTCCTCAACAAAGGCATGGGCTGAAGCGCACGTTGATAAGGTGCTAACTGATACATTTGAGGACAGATCGGCGTCCAAGAGTGTTGACGCTGTGTATGTCACGGATGGTCTTCCCAAGATGATGGGGTCACTAACATATTCCAGTGGCACTCCTTCAGTTGTAACCGGTTCATTGAACCTTTCTTCGCTGACAGACAATGGGGTTGGAGATGCGACTTTCAATTTCACAAATAGCATGTCAATCTTGTCTCTCGCGGGCATGTCCCGAGCAGCAGGTGGCGGAGCCGATGCAGCACAATTCGTTTCTTTGACAAATGGTCAAACATTTAGCACATCGGCAGTTTCATCAAGAAGATTTCAGACCACGCAGCCTGGAGGCACGCCGTCGTTTACTGATTCTGATTTTGCCGCACTTGCATGGGGGGATCTCGCATAATGCTCGATTTACTCAAATCATCAGCAACTCTTGAACAGTTACAGTTTATACATCTGTGGGATCGGCTTGCCGAAGCTAAGACCCGCCTCAAGCCCGTGCAGTCAAAATACCGTGTGGTCTTTGAAGACCCGGCGAACCCCGACGCGCCTGCTTCTGTGCTTGTGCCTGATCCCAACTGGATGGCCGCTGCTCTGGCTGGCGGCGTCCTGCCGCCGATTGAGACTTATCTGCGGGATCAAAAAGTCCCTGACGGTGAGCCAAAAGAACACCCCTACGCTGAACCCATCGGTCCTATGACTGAAGAAGAGGCCATCGAATACCTGATCCGAAAAGACATTCCGCCGCATATCTGGCGTGATTACCGAGGCAACCGCACAATCCTGAAGATCGTGCCCGTCGAACTGGTCCCGAGTGACCGAACCTATCGTAACTCTTGGCGAGTTAGTCAAGACCCAACACAAATCGAGGAGGCCGCGTGATGGCTCAGACCCTTATCAACATCAAGGGTGACGTCCGCGACGCCGCTTCGCTCACCGTCCCTGCCGACCGCACCTTTCGCGGTGCGTGGACTTTTAACGGCAATGCCATTGAGATTGACCCGGTGAAGCAGCGGGAAATCTTCCGGCGGCTTGTGACCGAGGAACGCGACCGCCGAATGGCGGCGCTGGCCGCAGGCTACACTGCCAGCGAGCGGGAAACGTGGCCCGTGCAGGTCGAAGAAGCCAAGGCTGTGCTGGCTGATCCCAACGCGCCGACGCCGCTTCTGACGGCTCTTGCCGCTGTTCGCGGTCAAGACGTGCCGACCCTTGCCAACCATGTGCTGACGCTGGCAGCGCAGTTTTCGGCTGGCACCGGGGCTATCATGGCAAAGGCGCGGGCGCTGGCAGAGGTCGATTTGATCCCCGACGACTACACCGACGACAGCTATTGGGTTGACGCATGATTTACGATCCGACACCGCGCTGGTTAAAGATGGCCGACGCAGTGTCGCAGTTCTGGAATGTGGCCTGGCCTTTCTGGGAACATCGCACAACCACAGCCAACGAAAGCATATCTGGAAGATGCTATCGTGAGAAAAGGTGGTTCCGGTATGTGGTTGATGGTATCTTTTTCTGGCAAGTTGATCCCCGTCATTGTGAGCGGGCGTATCTTGCTGATTTAGATCGTGCGCGGAAGACACTCGACGCCACGGAAACGCAGGACCATGCAAATGACGGCACCAAAATTCAAGTTTGAGTGGAACCTTGGGACTATTCTTCAGCTTGTTGTGGTGTCTGCTGGCGCTGTCGCCATGTTTATCACGCTTGAGAACCAAGCCAAATCAAACACAAACGACATAGAGCGCAACGAGGTTCAGCTTAATCAAATGCAGGAGCGTGTTCGCACGCTTGAGCAAAGCGCCATCCGAAACGACGAGCGGTTGCAAAACATGCTGTCTCTCTTGCAGCGCATCGACAATCGGCTGGAGCGGATTGAGGAGCGTCAGTGATGCGAAACTTCGACACCATCATCATTCATGCGTCGGCAACTCCACCCAACTGGATGATGACTGAGACGGCTAAGGCCAAGCGCGACGAGATTGATCGCTGGCACAAAGATCGCGGCTGGTCGGAGATTGGCTACCACTACATCATTGACCGAGATGGCAAGGTCGAGACAGGGCGGCACCTCAACAAGACAGGCGCGCATGTCAAAGGTCACAATACGGGCAGCATTGGGATTTGCTTGCTTGGCGGTCGCTGGCCGGACGGGCGCTGGGGCTTGGCAACCGATCGCTTTTCTCAGCACTTCACGCCAGCGCAGGATCGGTCGCTTCGTGGCCTGATTGCGGACATCCAAGCGCGCTATCCTGCTGTCACCAAGATCACCGGACACAACGACTACACCGACGCCAAGGGTTGTCCTTGCTTCAAGGTAGCTGATTGGCTGGCAGAGAAGCCCGCGAGCGATCCTCCCTCGGTTAGCGGGCAGCGGGCGGCGGGTGCAGGAGCAGGCGCGCCGTCCGCACAACGTAACCCAATCGTGGCCCTGCTCAATGCTATCTTTAAAACACTGGGGCTTGGCAAAGGAGGGCCGGCATGACCCAGTATGTGACCCAGCCCACAAACATGCCGACCCGCAAGGTGACGTGGGCCACGCTGGCTGCGGTGTCGTCCTCGATCCTCGCCGACATCCTGATCTCGGCGCTGCCGGCGCTGAGCATGGTAGACCCGACGGATCTAGAGCTGCTGATTGAAATTGCGCTGGTTGGCTTTGCCACTCTGGCTGCTGGCTGGCTGGTAAGGGAGCGCGCATGATTTCTGACATCATCACGGCGGTCATTTCTATTGCCACTGCTGGCTTGGGTTTGTTGATTGGCAACTTGTGGGGCCGCAAGCGCGGCAAGGAACAGGGGCGCAATGAAACTCTGATAGAGGTAGAGCGACAGCAAGGCCGAGCCTATCGGGAAACGCGGGAGCGCATAGATGAAGCGCCTATTCTTTCTGACCCTGATCGTGCCGCTGAGTTCCTGCGCGCACGTCAACGTTCCGCCAACAAGTGAGAGGGCCATCTGTCAGGGGCTTGCCTCGCTGGTGGATGCGCACCAAGACGGCTTACTTGTGGACGCAGGCCCGGTATCGCTTACAACGGGTGCGTCGTTGATTGCTGGCTATGACGCGGCTTGCTTTAAGGATGCGGCTATGCAATGATCTGGTTAGGGGTCGCTCGCCTGCAACCTCTTTTGACTAACCCCCGGTGTCATGGCCGGGGGTTTTTTTTGTTCAGTCGTTGGTTTGGTGCAACAGCGCACCGGAAACAGCCCCGTATGGCCGTAACCGCCCCGCTCCAGATCGGCCAAGGCTTCGGATCATCTCGCGGGCTTCGCTGTCACTCATTTCTGATCCTCTACAGGCCAGTAGTGGTTGCAGGTGTCACCCTCCGAGGGGAGGCAGACGAACCACGCCTGCTGATACTCACTCGGCCTCGTGCCGCTGGCTGGGTTGCGGTAACAGGTGGCCCTGAGTGAGCATGTCTCGCTATCGCACATGCTTATGTCAGGCATCACGTCTCCCCCTGTGCGCGGATGGCGGCGGCTTTCGCAATGGCGTTTTGAACGTGCTCTTTGCGCAAATTCCATTTGTTGACGATGCTGTCCTGGTATTCTTCCCACACGGCGTCGGCCATCTGCTCTACGCTCTCGCGGTCAATCGGTGTGGTGGTCATCGGTCTCTCCCGTGATCTCTGCGAGTGTGGCGCGGGCAATTTGCGCGGCCCACCCTTCGCCTACGTTCAGCGTTTCCAAAGCCTTCACCGCCTTTGCCAGCTTGGCCTCTGCCGCTTCTGCGCGGGCCTCGGCGGCGGTCAGTAGGTCGAGGTGGACGTATTGGACCGTATCTCCGGCTG